GGGATCGTCAACATCTTCAACCGATTGCCGGACGCCATCAAAGCGCCGTTCATCGCCGCTGGCCGGATGATCCAAAGCGTGTGGAATGGCATCCTGACGTTTGTCGCCAACAGCCTGAACAGCTTCATCCAGAAGGTGAACGCAGCCATCAACCTGGCGCGGAACATCGGCGTGAACATCCCCACAATCCCCACCGTCCCTGTCACCCGAAACCCGCAGCAGTCGGCGCCTAGCTTCGCCGGTGGTGGCTACACAGGCGACGGCCCCAGGGTGGGTGGCATTGACGGCAAAGGCGGCTTCCCAGCGATTTTGCACCCCAGAGAGCGTGTCATCGACCTCACCGCTCGCAATGGCAATGTTGCCATGCAACCGGCCCAGATCAACATCCAGACCGGCCCTGTGATGCAGGCTGACGGCCAGAACTGGGTGACCATGCAGGACCTGCAGAGGGCGATGCGTGCCACTGAATCGGCCACCATGGCCCGGCTGCGCACCTATGCCGGTCGCCGTGCTGTGGGGGTTGCCTGATGGCCAAAGCACAGTCTCAGTTCCTGCGGATCTACGACGCGGCAGGCATCATCTATCAGCGGTGGCAGAACTTCTACAGCAACGCGATCATCACATGGGACAGCGCCAGCTGGGTCTATGTGGCGTTCACTGCCTCCGGTGTGGCCAGTGGCGTCACGGGCGACGAAAGCGGCATCTCGCTGACCCTGCCGGCCACTAGCGTCGTGGTTCAGGCCGTTGATCTGGCGATGGAGCAGGCGCGTCTGTTTGAAGTGAAGACCTACGAGTTCGACCCTGTGGCCGATGGCGTCAGCTCACCACCGGCTGGCCAGACGCTGATCTCCACCTTTCTCGGTGAGATCACCAGCGCATCAGAGGCCAACTTCGAGTTCACGCTGCAGCTGGGCAGCAGCCTGTCACCGGTCGGTGCGCAGTTCCCGCCGCGCACGCTGACCAACAACCTGATCGGGATGGGGATGCAGTTCTGATGGCCGACGCATCAACGCAGGAATGGCTCAGACGGCAGCGGCAGTCAGTCGCTGGCTACTTCGCCGGCGGTGGTGTGGCGTCCAGCGGCGCAACAGGCAAAGGCAGCACGATCTCAGTCGGCAGCATTGCAGCTGCCGAGGTGCAGCCACCGAACACCGCAGGGCCGGCCCAGGGAGCACTGGGAGAGCTGTGCGGCAGGCAACAGGCAGCCGTCATCGGCCAGGCTGCCCCGATCGTGTTTGCCAGGCGTGTGGGCGACCGTGGCGGCGTGATTATCACTCCACCAGCAACCGATGCTCGATACGAGAACGACGCCAGCAATGAGCTCACGGCTAAGTATCACCTGATCCTCGGCGACGGCCCGATGGGCAGCGTGCAGGTGCGCGACGTCTTCCAATGCACCTGCCGGGTTGGATCGTTTACGCAGACCTACAACCGCAGGGCAGGCGATTGGGACCCTGGCAACTTCCTGGTCGAGCGCGAAGGTTACACCCTGCAGAACGTGCCGGATTACTGCGGCAGCAAGGGCACCTGCGAAGGACTGACCACCTTCAGCTATGAGAACACCTACCCGGATGGGTCAGGCGATTGGGCGCTTGAGGTGCAGGTGTTCATCCGCGAAGGGCGAACCGTCACCAGGCTGGCGGATGACACCAGCGGCCCCAGCAGCAACTTCGCCGACCTGTTCAAGCTGGCCATGGAGGTGAGCGCGAAGCTGCCGGCCGACATGATCGACACGACACGGCTGCAGACCGCTGCGCTCTTCCTCGATGCGAACGAGCTCTACTTCGACATGGCCATCAAAGAGACGCAGAGCCTTGATGACTTCATCAGCGCAAACGCCCCTTACTTTCTGGTGCGTGAGACGAGGGTGGACGGTAAGCGCGGCTTGCGACCACTGCTCCCGATCGACGGCGCCTACGCCATCTCAACCGATCCTGTCCCCTGGGAGTTTGAGTTCAACGAGGACTTCATCACCCCCGGCAGTATTCAGATCGACTTCACGCCACTGGAGCAGCGCAAGCCGAAGCTGATGCTGGCGATGTGGCGGCAGCAGCCTGATGACACGTTCGGGATCATCCGAACCGCTGAGGTGGGCTATGCGAATGATCGCAGCAGCGGCGATGTCGAGCAGCACGACATGAGCCTGTTCTGCACACATGAGCTTCATGCGGTGCGGGCGATGGCCTACCGGCGAGCACGGCAGAAGTGGAGCACGCACACGATCAGCTGGAGCTGTCGGCCTGAGGTTTACAACAGGATCCTGGAGGAGGGCGACATCGTGCGGGTGACGTATGAGCGCAACGCCAGCGACGGCAGCACGACAACGCACGACTATCTCTACGAGCTGGATCAGATCGAGAAGACTTCCATCGGCGAGATCGTGTTTCAGGCCACGCACTTCCCTGTCGACGCTGCTGGCCGCTCCCTGGTGGCGCTGACCGTGGCCCAGGCCACCGCGCAGGGCCACGACTACAGCGACGACATCAGAACCGGGATCGACTGCGACGATAACAGCAGCACCGACACGTCAGTCCCTGCTGAGGTGTTCCAGGCTGTTGGGCCTGGCGATCCCCCGAACCCACCGCCACCGCCACCACCGCTGCCCCCCGCTCCGTTCCCGCCTGGCGATCCGCCTGACGAGCCACCACCGGAGCCACCACCGGGTGGCTATGTGCCGCCATCACCGCCACCGGCGCCAATCCCGACGCCACCGGATGATCCCGTGGATCCATGTGAGCCTGTCTGCACCAATCAAACAATCTGTGGCGAGGTTGGCGAACCCGCACCCACATGCCCGCCCGGAACCACTCTTGTGGGCACGATCACCGCGCACTACCCCGACGGCGATCAGACCTGCGTGATCTGCGAGGATTGCGAGCCGCCTGATAATCCTGACTGCTACCCGTATTTCTATGAACTTGCATGGGCAAAGAATCTCTATGAAGAAGGCGCATCAAGTGCTCCTGGCCAAGATTGCAGTGTTGATGTCATTACCAACCAATACCTATTAACTTTTACTTCAAATGGCGGTGCCACTGGCAGCGTTGATAGGGGCCTTTCTTGGCAAGTAACTAATACCTACAGCTGGAATCGACCAAGCTATCAATGTTCGTATCCTCCAGGCTCTGGCACATGGGAACGACTCAAACCAGTACTACCTGATGGGACAGTAGGTTCAACCAGTTATTTTACTGTAGGAAAGCCAAGAGTAAGTTCAACAACCTTAAGCGTCAGTTTTGTTTGGTGGGAGACTGGAGTCGTAGTTGGATATGGCAATACATTGGCTGAAGCGCAAGCAGACGCATACACAAAGCTTCCTTAAGCATGGCCACCTTCCCATCGCTGCAGCCCGCCTTTCGCATCTACGCACCCCTCAAGGGCATCTACTTATGTGCCTGTGGCGCTAACGATCGACGGATGTATGTGCCTCCCGGATGGCCCGAAGGATTAACGCACACTTACAGCGGTCGATGGGAGTTCAGCCCGACAGGCAACGCCAACAACATCACCTGGAGCAGCTCATGACCACTCCAACCCCCTCGATGCGCGACATGGCCGAGAGCCTGGTGGTCACCACCGGCCAGGCCATTCGCCACGGTGTCGCATCAGACGAGACCTACCGGCACCGGCTGGGCACCTGCTTCAGCTGCGAGCAGTTCAACCACAAAACACGACGCTGCAAGAAATGCGGCTGCTTCATGCCGGCCAAGGCCCGCGTCGGTAGCAACCCTCAGATGCTCTGCCCCCTGCACCTGTGGCAATGTTGACCTATGGCTACCTTCCCCGCGCTCACGCCTGCCTCTCGCGTCGTCATCCCGGCGCAGTTCCAGGTGCAGCAGCACAGCAGCATGAACGGACTCTATGGCTCCACCTTGCTATGCAACTCTGCTCGGGATCAACAGATCGAGGTGACCTTTGCTGCCCTGTCGACGGCTGATAAGGATCTGATCGTCGATCACTACGACGGGCAGGAGAGTGGATTCCTGGCCTTTGACGTCCCGAACAGCCTGCTGTCAGGTGTCACCCCTGGTGATTACATCACAGGCGGCTACCTATGGCGTTACGCCAGCCCGCCGGAAGTGGTGGATCGACCTATAACCGATGTGAGCAGCTGCACCTTAGTGCATGACGTGAGCGTGAGCCTGATCTCGCAGGTGGCTGATCTGCAGTTTGTGGCCGGCGTCGACCTTAGGATTGGCCTGAGCTTCTACGCTCCGCCGATCGTGACTGCTTTCGGCGCAGACTTGACCATCACTGTCAGCTTCGCCGCTGGCGCAGCCACCACTCCCTGATTCCATGGCCAGCCTCATCTACAACAAGTTCCTCGATTACTTGGCCGACGCTGACATCAGCGACGACACCTTCAAGGTGGCGCTGGTGACCAGCAGCTACACGCCGGATAAGGACGCGCATGAGTTCTTTGATGACGTCACCAATGAGGTGAGCGGCACGGGATACACAGCTGGCGGCGAGACCGTGACCGGCACCCTGACTTTGGACACGGCGAACGACAAGCTGACCCTGGAGTTTGCGAGCACTAGCTGGACATCGGCCACGATCACCGCCAGGGGAGCCGTCTACTACAGTTCAACCGGCACCGCGTCAACGTCCACCCTGATCGCCTACAACGACTTCGGGAGTGATGTGGCGGTGACGACAGGAACCCTGGCCCTGGCAGCGTCGACAATCACACTGCAGAACTGATGGCCGTCTTCCCGCCCTACGAGCCGGATGAACGTGCCTATGACCTGGGCGCTCATCCGGTAGTGACGCAGCAAGGCTGGGCCGGTGGTGCCATGCGCTTCAGGACCGGCACCGTCCGCACTGGTGCTGTGATTCGGTTGACGTTCCGCAGGCTGATAGCGGCCGCGGCTACGCAGATCGCTGATCACTACGCCACACAGTTGAGCAGCGGTGAGCCATTCCAACTGACTGACGCCACACTGTCAGATTCGCGGTTCTGGATCTACGAGGATCCTCCTGCTGAGACGCATTTCAGTGGCGGTCTGGTAGATATGACCGTCACCCTACGATCAGTGCGCTGACCCAATAGATACAGTGGTGTGGAAGCACGCCACGGCGGCCAGTGATCGAGATCTACGCAGCGATCCTCGGCGCGTCTATTGGCGTCGTGAGCATGGGCGCGGCAGGTTTCACGCGGCGCAATACAGAATCCCGTGAGGCCGTGATCCGTCTCACTGCAGCGGTGGAGTCAATCGCTGGAAAGCTCGAGGAGTTGCATCAGGACATGAAGGCCGATCGCAAGGAGATCTACACGCGGCTCAACGAGCATGGCAACAGGATCACATTGCTTGAGAGCAAGGACCGCTAGCCTCAAGAGGAGGATACTTTATGCCTACCATGCACCTCGAAGAGATCCTGGCCAGCCCGATCACCTGGATCATTGTGGCTGCTGCGTCTGAGATCATCGCCCTGTCGCCTTTGCGTGACAACAGCGTCATTCAGCTGGTGTTCCATGCGCTGCGCAGCCTGAAAGCAAAAAAGGGCTGATCCCTGCTGATGGCAGGTGGCTGTGGCGTTTCAGCACACGCTCAGATTGGGCGGACGTGCAGCGCCTGATCGATCGCCGCAAGTTCGAGGCCACATTGAAGCCACGCCTTGATGCCGAGATTGAGGCCTGGCACAAAGCACAACCTGAAGCGATGCCGCCACCGCTGCGGCTTGATGACCTGCACCTCCGAGCGCCCTGGTATGAGCCCGACAAGCCCGATCCGACTGATTGACCTGTTTCGGTATTACAAGCGACTGGGGCATCAAGATGCCGCGATCGAGGAGCTTGAGCAGGCGATCAACAAAGCAGCGCCGGACCTGTTGAGCCGTAGCCAGGACTGGTACGGCACCTGGGCGTCGGCCGTGGAGGCACCTGCGCCTTATGCCAACGATTGGAATGGCATTCTGAGCGCGGCTAAAGCCGCTGAAGCCAAGTTCCCTGAAGTGGTCGCA